TGGGCGAGGCGGAATCGAAGTCAACGGCACCGCCTGGTTTGTCGCTTGTTATGGCAGTAAGTTGGATTTTGAATTCGAGATTGACCAGACGTTCCTGCCCACCGTTCTTGAGCAGCTATCTTCCGTCAATGCGCAATTGCAAGCCATTAAAAACTAGGCCTTCTGTAACCGGCCAAAAGCCGTCCTTCGTTACGCCCATAAATTTGATATTTGTTTGACAATTTTCTCTGCCGGAATTCAGCGGAAGTTCGGCTGAGCCAGGCCCTCAAATCCATACCCCCGAAAGCGGCTTAAAGTGGCAGAAGCATCAGAACAATACGAGAATAAAGCTAACGGAAGAAATAACTTGTCCAGCGATCAAAGCTCACAAACTGCGAGTGCATTTAGTCCGCTCGAATACCCGCGTTTCTATGTCGCCTCTACCGGCAACAAGTTAGCCGCCACGCTTTTCGCTATTCTGCTTGGGGTCCCCAGCATGGTCGGCTTGTGGTATCTCTGTGCCGGATCCGCAATCAATGATCCTACGGAGCGATTTCTTTCCCCCGCGTGCTTAGGGGCACTTCTGGCGCTCTGCCTATGGACGGCTTTGAGCGCCTATCGCTATAAAGTGGTATTGAGGACTGATCGCATCGAATATCAAGCTTTGCTTGCCCGCTGGTCCCTGAGCCGGGATCGGATTGGAAACTGGCGACAGTGCAGGATCCAGGGCGGGAAGAGCCTCGAATTGACGTCAACAGAATCAAATACGGTGCTGAACTTCACGCTGTTGTTCAAGCCCGATGCGATGTTCGATTCTTGGTTTGCCGACTTGCCGAACGCGGACTTGTCAGAATTGAAGCAATCAACCGTAAATTCCGCGCCAGGATTAGGATCAAAAAAATCACAGATATTCAATTCAATTGTCGCCACGACTCTATTAATCTACGGCACCTACGGCGTTGTGACCAACCATTTCGTGTTGCCGGCGAGAGGCGGCGAGTCATTGGTCCTCTATGGGTATCCGGCCTGGATCATGTATGCGGCGTTCATGTGCGCCGCAGTTAATTTTTACTCAAATGTTTTTCGTTGTTATGACAAGCATCTGAGTCAGCTAGCATACAAAAAACTGAAAAAGGCTTCAACGATAGCTGGTTGGCTTTTGTTTTTATTGGCATGTGTTTTAAGCTTCGTAAAGCACACTCAGGATTATGTATGCCGGAATATTGAAGTGCGTAGAGTAGATTCGCCGACTGCTGATCAATCCGCCCTTGTGTTTGACCGATATTGTGCTTTGCTCAATCCAACGAGTCAGGCCGATCCCACTCACTTGATCACGGTGGTTCGCAAGGGAGCTGCCTTATCTGAAGATGCAAACTATGCTTCCTATATTTTCCTGAATAAGGCAGACCTCGGCAAATTAGTCTGGACGGATAACCAACTAATGGTTGTATATCGCTTCCGTGAAAATCTGAAAAGCGGAGAGAGGACGCCCAAGATTCATCTTGACGTCCCAGTGCTTCTTGTCAACGAAGCAGATATTCACCATGGTCAATTATTCAAACCAAACAAGTAGCAATTCCATTCATTGGCAAAAATAAATTCGTCCTCGTAGTGATATTCACAATTCAACTATCGCGAAATTTCCGCAAATTCATGTCCCACGGATTTGGTCGGAATTTTCACAATGGAAGGTTCAAAGCCAAGGGTGAGGCAGTTACGCAGGGGCTGTCAATGGATGTCCGCTGCCAGGAAGCCGCTATGACTGCTATGGGGCGATTCCGGACACTCATTATCTGGCACTTCCACATCCTTCAGCGTCAGATCATGCAACACTCCAAATATATAATCGCCCTTTTGACTACCAATTCCGAATAATCAACTCCCCCGCTTTCTCCTTCGATTTCGTCGAACCGCCTATTGTGTAATTAATCGTGACGCTCTTGCCTTTAATCGTCCGGGCAAATTCCGCCATGATTGCGTATTGCTCTAAGCCGAAATCAACGCCGTATCCTTCTGTTCCCCAATAAGGCGGGTCGCAGTAAATCAAGGTATGCGCTCGATCGTAGCGGCGGATGCAGTCTGCCCACGGCAGGTTTTCAATCACGGTCTCGGTCAAGCGTAGATGTGCTTCACTTAGCGTTTCTTCCATTCGTAGCAGGTTCAGCCGTGGTGGCCGTGTGGTGTCGGTACCGAAAGATTGTCCGTTCACTTTGCCACCGAACGCCAGCTTTTGTAGGTAGTAGAAACGCGCGGCACGCTGGATGTCGGTCAGTTGTTCAGTTGGCTGTTTAAGATACCAATCGAACTGACGTCGGCTAACAAGCGACCAGCGAAACTCGGCGATCAGCGCATCGAGGTGGTGTTTTACCACTCGATACAGATTCATCAGTTCGCCATTAATGTCGTTCAGCACTTCGCATTTAACCGGCTGCTTTAAAAAGTAGATCGCAGCAGCGCCGCTGAACGGTTCAACATAGCATTCGTGTTGCGGGAACTGCGGGATGATGTGTTTAGCCAGACGACGTTTGCCGCCTATCCACGGGATGATGGGTTTGCTCAATGGAGACTCCAATGGGTGATGCGCTAGGGCATACTGGTTCGGAGCGCGTGACTCTCAGGGTATTCATGGTTTTACAACGTGGGCATTTGATGGTGAGAGAAATGAACTCTCCCTCACCGAGTTTGCGGGAGCAGCTCCCGCAGCGGATATCCTGCATTTTCATAGTAACGAAAAATATGGTAGCCTTGGCGCGCCTGTGCACAGGTGACGCGGTCTTCGGCCAATTTTGCAGGATCTATCTGCGAAAGCGGTGGCGTGTTTGATGTTAGCGCATCAGTCACGTCGCCGCGTCCTTTTTCTACTATCGCATGCGCGACTCTAGTATGTGCTTAGAACGGAGTTGCTATTCCCCATAGCAACTCGCTACTACGTGACCGGCTAAGCACTTGCCTTCATCATCGTCAGCATGGAATTTAATCTTGCTGACCTCTCCCGCCGCTTACAAAATCTGATTCGCTTGGGCACGATTGCCGAAGTGAAGTACAGCCGCATTCCGCGTGTGCGCGTGACGGTGGGTGAGATCACGACTAACTGGCTGCCTGTTGTCACTGCGCATGCTGCTGCGACCAAGACCTGGGCGCCACCTGTAATCGATGAGCAATGCCTGGTGTTTTCTCCTTCGGGTGATTTGGCGGCGGGTGTGGTGTTAGCAGGTATTAATAGCAACCACCAACAGGCGCCGGATGATGACCAGCACAATACGCGCATCGTTTATCCTGATGGCGCACAAATTGATTACAACCATCAATCGCATGCTTTGAATGTGACTTTGCCCGATGGCGGCTCTGCCGTAATTGAGGCGCCAGCGTCTGTCACAGTGCGTTCTGCCGCCATCACACTCGATGCACCACAAACTACGTGCACTGGCAATTTGCTGGTACAAAAAGCCCTCACCTACATGGGTGGCATGAGCGGACAAGGCTCTGGCACAGGAGCTGCGGCCGTGATCAAAGGTGCTGTCCACGCGACAGAACATATCCAATCCGATACCGACATCGTCGCCAATGGCATCAGCCTCACCGGCCACACGCATCGCGAACAAGGCGACGGCAACAACGTGAGTAAGCCGCTATGAGAGGCATGCACACCGTCACTGGCAAACAAATCGATGGCCTCGATCATTTACGCCAAAGCATTGCCGATATTTTAACCACCCCTATCGGCACACGGCTCATGCGTCGTGACTATGGCAGTTTGTTATTTGAACTAATCGATCAGCCGCACAACGGCGTGACGCAATTGCGCTTGTATGCCGCAACGGCAAAGGCGTTGCTTCGTTGGGAGCCGCGTATCAAGCTCACGCAAGTCAACATTTACCGCACTGATGTGCCTGGTCGCGTCTTGTTAGAACTCAAAGGCAAGATGGTGAAAGATCGCAATGCCATCAATGTGAGTCTCAGCATGCCTTTAGCCATACGGGGGCGTGTATGAGCTTAATTGATTTGAGTAATTTACCTGCGCCCAATGTCGTTGAAGTCATCGACTTTGAGACGATCTTTGCGCAACGTAAAGCAGAATTTCTAGCACTCTATCCGGCAGACGAGCGAGCAGCAATCGCGGCGACGCTGGTGTTGGAATCTGAACCCATCACCAAACTACTACAAGAAAACGCCTACCGTGAAATGCTGTGGCGGCAGCGCGTCAATGATGCTGCACACGCCGTAATGCTGGCCTATGCCAGAGGCAGTGATCTGGATAATTTAACGGCCTTACTGGGTGTAACACGCTTAGAGCAAGAGACCGATAGCCGCTTACGCTTCAGAGCACAAATGGCGTTAGAAGGCAGCACCGTAGCGGGCAGTCGCCGTAGCTATATTGCGCATACCTTCTCGGCATCTAATTTAGTCAAAGACGTGGCGGTAACTAGCCCTAAGCCTGGCCAGGTGTTGGTCACGGTATTGGCAACGTCTGGCGATGGCGTGCCAGAGGCAGATCTGCTGGCGACAGTGGGAGCGTATTTGTCGGCAGAAGAACGCCGTCCACTCACTGATCAAGTCATTGTGGAAGCGGCGCAGATTGTGCCTTTTGCGATTAATGCAACCTTGAATACCTACCCTGGTCCCTCTTCTACCACGGTCATTCATGCCGCACAAATCGCAGTACAAAATTTTGTGAATGAACATCACAAGCTGGGACACGACATCACGCTATCTGGCCTGTATGCGAGTATGCATCAGGTCGGCGTGCAACGGGTGATTTTACAAAGCCCGCTTGTCGATCTGGCAATCAGCGAACGCGAGGCGGCGTATTGCACATCAATCAACCTCACAATGGGGGTGAACGATGTCTGACCTGGCCAACTCGCTTAATTTGCTGCCACCGAATCGATCGCCGTTAGAAGTGGCCACCGCAACGGTGTGCGTGCCCAAGGTCGATGCCAGCGTCGTTACCCGCCTATGGAATGCTGAACTTTGCCCTAGCAATTTGTTGCCATGGCTGGCCTGGGCAACCTCGGTCGACGAATGGGATGACCGCTGGGACGAATCTACCCAACGTCAGGCGATTGCAGCCAGTCTAGCGACGCATCGCAAAAAAGGCACCGTCTGGGCCGTTAAAAAAGCGCTTTCCGTCGTCAACATCACCACAGAATTATTGGAATGGTGGCAGCAGCAACCGCTGGCCACACCCTACACCTTTGCCTTAACCGCCTGGGTTACCAGCAGCCAGCATGCGTATGAAGCAGTGTTGGATCGTGACCTGTATGAGCGCATCAAACGCATCGTTGATCAAGCCAAACCAGTACGTGCCAGCTACTACTTTAAGGTCGGTGCGCTGTTTGATCAAACTAATCTGGGCTTTGCGCAGGTACAGCAGGCGATTGCTTGCAGCCGCAATGGTGGAACAGTGCAAGCAGTACAAACCACGACCCCGGCACAACTCGCATGCGTCGCCAACGTCAAGCAGATCAACGCTGTCGCCAGTTATATGGCCACGCCTGTGGCGGTGCAATTGGGTGCGCAAATCAATTCTTTGCGGCTGGCATCCACAGTCAAGCCGCTTTCCGTTTTACGCGTAGCGATGGAGGTTCAATGAGTACGCCCCTTTTACCGACGATGTTAGAAGTCGGCCTCAATGCGATTTGGCGCAGCAGTAACGATGGTGTCGCCGCTCAAATCACGCATATTGCCTTGGGCGACGCTGGCTATGCACCCAACCAAGGCCAGGCAGGACTGCGTTCAGAACGTGCACGCTACCCTGTCGCCGATGGCAAACGCGTCAGCCCACGTCAAATTCACGTGACTGCTCTGGCTGATGGCAATACAGAGTTTTGGGTGCGTGAGGTTGGCTTTTACCTAGCCGATGGCACTTGTCTTGCCGTCTGGAGTGATCCGGCAAAACCACTCGCCTACAAAGCCCCGGGCATCGATCTGCTGCTGGCGTATGACTTGAATTTGTCAGCGGTACCGGCTGACAGTGTCACGGTGCAATCTACCGGAGCGGGGCTCAGTCTCAACATGGCAACAGAGTACGCGACGCTTGCCACAGCAATGATCAGCCTACAACGTTTGTTAGCACAACCTTATCTTAAATAAAGGAGCCCCACATGAGTCTGGAGCAACAAATTGCCGCCCTGGTTAATGCGACCAATGATCTGACCAATCAGGTCGCCGGAAAAA